CGGCATTGCCTGCAAAGGGTATATTTATACACCCCCCTTAGCAGGTGTAGTATCTTAGCGTACTAAACTGTATTAATTAACCCTAATACTGGGATTGGAAACTAGAACTACAGGAAGCCCCCTCTGTAAACAAAAGGATTCCTAGTAGCTGTAGCTGGGGCACTATTAGATGAGTTAGTGCCATTATAGGTAGCGCCTGCTTTGTAAACTACAAAGGGAGGAGCTAAAGTATGGTAACCGAAACGAGTCTCATCCGTCAAGCCGACGAACAATTCTGTGGTGAACTGGGCAGGTAGTACTCTAGACAAGTTAGTAAATTGCAGAGCTATCGTGCCAAAATCTGTTTGGGCTAACGATGGGGGATTACTGGTACCAGAAAAATTGTAAAATTTATTTGGTCCACCCATGAATTTATAAAATGAAGTGTCAGGCACTGCGAACTCATAAACTACGTGTGCTTTGTTGGATTCTTTACCAATTATTTGAAAAGGCAAAGGAATTCCGTCTGTTGGGTTAAAAGGCGACGTGAATGTGTTAGGATTTGGTGTAGCAGCTGCTATCACCTTAGTACTAACTATAGCATTCAAATTCTGAGGTACGTAATAAACACGAAGGTTCAATAAATCTATATCGGGTATAGTCTCAGGAGTTATATTGGTGTTAGTCACCATAACTCTGAACTTAAAACCTGGAGATTTACCATAATACATACGACTGAACGTTTCAATCGGAGTATAATTCCACACAGAAGGATCCTCACCTAAAAAAGATGACAAAGGTAAAAACACATTGTTAGTGGAGTTCGGTTCAATTAGTGATTCATAAACTTGTGATTTATACATACGACGCAGAAAATGTCTGATGTCCAAAGTAGGCATCAAGCGAGTCATATGAGTCAAATTTGGCAGTTTATCATCAACACGAGTTGTATGCGACTGTTCTTGTGGTTCATTCATAACTTTAACAGTTCCACTTTGTGGAACAAAGTTATCGTGTTCATGTACCAACATGATCTTCTTCAGCTTTATAATCTCATGTGTTTTCAATTTGCTAACGTCAGCTTCTATACATTTATGCGATGCATCAAACTTCCAACTCTTAATAATGTGGTTCAGGCGATCTTGGCCAAACAATTCTTTAACACTATTATAGTTATCAACTATGATGTTATACGATTCCATGTTAGTCCTTTTGTATCCCTCAAAATCGTTGCGTTGTGCTTCTGTCCATTTTATCCTATCCTTTTCCTTGTTTTTAGTTGAAACGACATATATCGCAGCCATAGTTGTGTCCATATCCAACGCATACTTATAAAAAGCAATATTGGGTTGGAAACGAGTGACTGATACAAAAGGTTTTCTTGGTATTGCATTGCCTATTTTGTTTGTGACAGTTAGTTCTTTACTGCCTGGTTGAGGTAAAACTCCATAACTACTGTGATACGTAGTCGCTGTTGTATACCCATAGAAAGTCAAATCTGGCTCCCCCGCTAAATAAATATTAAATTCAATAGTAGAAGGAGAAGAATCTGATATAACTAAAGGTTGAGCTACATATATATAATAAATACCATGAAACATGGCCTCAGTATCCATATTAGTTGCACAAGGGGTGATGTCATTACGACATAAATAAGGTAAAGATACCTCATGTTCTTGCCCACCTTGTGTAAATTCAAGTAAATGCGTTGGTGCATTAACTACAGATTTATAAACTGGATACTGCGACGTTATTTTCACGGATGGATTATACATTTTAACGACTTTCAATTTACATTGTTGTTTGTTGTTCATTACCGATTGTATTGTTAATTTCATTGGTCCTCTCCAACCCCTACTAAAACTATGCAGCAATTCAAGATTGTTGTAACACGTGATTGAATCATCTGGATTAACGACTCCAGTTCCTCCTTGAAATGGTGAAATAGGACGAGCCCATTTCATCACTCCAACACCATCATTTACATCCACTTTAAACGATCCTATAAGTTGTTTCTTAGTAACAATATTAGTTATGGCCATTTCATCGATATTACTACCGAATATTGGCTCCTTTACTATCCTATTGAACTTCACATATGGGTCCAATTTTTCAAAAAATTGAGGAACATCAGTGTTGTTGACAAAATTAGTGGCTGTAGTTATGACTCTTTCTTGCACTTGGGGTATATTGGGATTATGCAATCCTGTATATTCCCTAACAAGTCCTCTTCCTACGTCAATAGCATCAGCAGCAACGGTTTTTAATCCGTTAGCTGCGCTATCTAGTAAACCAGTAGCCATATTCATAACTCCACTAATAATACCTGCTTGAGGTTCCCAATTGGGAACTTTAGGTATAAAATCCATTGGTAAGGGATCCTCTCCTGCTAAACAGGCAAATCCTACTCTGAGCAAAATCGTCAAAATCGTGACTGCACCACCAGCAAAAGGGGCGTATTTCATAACTCTATGGTATAAACGGCGCTTCTTTACAGGAGGCGCATTAACCCACTCTTCTATTCCATACTGTGCAGCTAACTTATCAAAATCTTCATAATTTGGGTTGAAACATGAACGTCCACTTTGTGCAGACCATGTGACAAATCTCGGCGTTGGAACAGCCAAATCAAAATTTTTAAAACAAGCTTCAACTATAATCCGCAAGGATTTAGAAGAGCCTGTAGAAGGCGACAAAGGATTCAAAACCAAGTATACCAACGTTGCATAATTACCATTTGTAACAGTAATATCCAACGTTGTATCGTATCCCTGTGTTTGTTCCATATCTGTGGTAGCTAAATCAGTATTACAATACCAGGGGACTGGTATTGCAACTGATGTAGCCTCATTTGCGTGTAAAAAAGCATGTGGTCCTGATAAAATTGTATTAATTAAAGATACATTGTTAGCATTTACTAATGTTGGATAGGCTGGAAAAGGTGGTAAAACCCCAACCAAAACACATCCGGCGTGAGTAATAGTACCAGCCATAGAAACATTAATAATCAAATCTGGTCTACCATAAGCAGCCATCTTAAACATATTTAAAACTGAACTATTACTACGCGCTATATCTCCTGGGAGAAAACGCACAGTACTAGTCAATAAAGTATATCTTGCAGCTGTATCGGGAAAAGTAACTTCATCTACGAAAAAAGGTCTCTCTATAAAAGATTTGGCATCTACTCGATAAGCATCAGGTATATCCACTGTCATAAAAAGATCGTTAAAAGGTGAATCAATTTCTTGTATTTCACGAGTAGTGACAGAGGCCACTGTTGTTGTCATATTTTGGGAAGTGATATTAAAATCACTATTTGAAACTTGTTTAAAGTTATTATCAATATTTTCAAGTTGTGTAACAAAATAAAAATTTCAATTACTGTTTTGTTAACCAGTAATATAACGAAAAGAAAACATTAGTAATCACGGCTAGAAGTATCGTCATCCTTCTATTGCGTAACCGTATAATTACAAAATGAGCTATAGGTTGCTATCCTGATCAACAAGGATTTGTTAAGGCAGTTTACTCTGCCGTATTATTAATTATTTTAAAAAGAAAAATTCTTACCTTGCATATTAATAACTTCATCATATCCTTCTGGGGTATTGAGTATATTAATAACTTTATTCTCACTAAAAAACGCTTCAAACGGATATTTATTTTCGAAAATCTTAGTTAATTGTCTATACAAATTAGGTGAATGTAAATAAGATTCCACTTGCATGGATCGCATTTTACCAACCATCGCTTCATGAACATTTTTTGTCGAATCAACCCATTGTAAAGTATTAAATATGGTATCTAATGAAAGACACCCTACATAACGCTTCAAAACAGGATGTTGACGAAAATGTCTTTTCACATATGTTAACTTATCAAACTCTTGAGTAGGTCTTGTAATAGTTGTTTTATCTCCATTAGTACATTTCATGCCTAAGGATTCTGCTACATCTCTAACTTTTTCGAGATTGAAAAAAGGCGCCATATCAGGATTAGTACCCATTAATTTATCATCACCAGTCACATAATCAATAACTTTCCATACATCTTCTACACTCGCATCACCCTTATTCCTATAAATAACTAAAGCTGTCAAATTTTTATTAAGTAAACAATTAAGCAATAAAGTCAACCACGTTCCGGATGGTAATCCATGCGTAGTTGCCCATATCTCATCATTAACCAACACAAAAGAATTAGCGATAGTATTGGATAACCAATCTATCATGTGTGGATACTTACCTATGTAAAACTCTTTCATAACTTCAATTATAATTCTTATAAATATTCCTAAAGTTTTTCCATCCCATTCCTTAAAATCAGCATCACCAGTCTCTACACATTTTATTAATTTCTTCGCCAAAAGATCAGCATCAATATATGGATTATATCCTATACTGATGCCAGTATCATGGCGAGTATCTTTAAAATGCTTCAACAATTGACCAAATATTTTCTTCGTCCACCAAATATGTCCCAAAGGCATTACTCTAAATGTTCTAGGAGCATCCACTTTCGCGGATGATCGTAACTCATCTTTAAAAACTTCCTTGCACATAAAATGATCGTAATTATATACTCCGTTCCTAGCTTCCTTCTCTATAGCTTCCGCTAATTCATACAATTCATCCTTAATTACCTTATTCTCAAAATCAAAATATTTATCTTTACCACTCATACAATGATATCCATTACTGGAATCCTTATTGAGTGAAGGTACATATTTTCCTCCAAAAGCTACTTCATGGTCATCTAAATCGTCAAACTTAACAAACAACGTTCGCAAATACTGTTTTATAAAATCTATCTCCTCTTGAGTAACCCTACCTTGGCGTACGAATGTTTTTTTGTGATAAATGTTTTAATGTTTTGGCCGGAGTACCCTGCGATTTGAAATTCGGTGGAGACTTAGAATCAATTGACTCACACGGAACAGACGTATAATTTTCACTACTCGTCTGAACCTCATGTATCAACTGCGCCATCTCCTCACAACCATTCTTATGCAACACGCTTCTAACAAAACTAGTATCACCTACAGCTCTTGATTGCTCTACTGCATTTTCATATCTTACTCTTACTCCTGAAAAACCGGGTATTACTTTCTCATCCAAATCAAAGTTAGTCGCACACGGACTATTTAACATTAAATCTCTTATCTCTTCCATAACCATTTTAGATGGTTGTACACAAAAGCCAAGATCAGAAGAACCTGCAACATGGAAACCTATTATACCAGCACCAGGTGCTGCTAAAACAGTTCCACAACCTCCAGCGGCTGAATAAGGTGTATAAAAACCAGTCTGTGGTAAATGTTGCCACTTACCTGAAACAGTTGAATATGCAACCTTATCAGTATTTCTCAAAACGTCTATGTCAAATGAAACAGGAAAGTCTCCTGTTGAATTTACTAAAAACCAGTTACCACTATTAGTGGCCCCTCCAGCAAATAACGCATGATTCAATTTATACAGAGGTACAGTACCTATAATCTCATATATCGCTACATCAGTTGTCAAAAAACTCTTTAATCTACGTAATTGGACATTCTCTATTTCAACATGTTTATTAACATAATGCTCCCATGAACCATAAATATCAACAAATTTATTGCCAATATCCATATGTGCCGGTAACATTATCCTTTTTCCACTAACAACGCATTGAGAATGTTCATCTTTATCTCCTTTTTCTCCTTTTACAATTATAGTTTTACATCCTTTCCTTATAGTCTTAATCCACGTACGATACTCATTCTCCATGCTATCTGCTTGTGGACCAAAAAATTGTTCTTTCCTTAACCTACTTGCTATACTCTCGTTATCTTTGATTTTTATATTGGCTTCTCCAAAAACAGGAGAGGTCTCCAACACAACCTCAGAATAACTAGGTAACATAGCTCCTATAATCGCACATCCTAGAATTGATATAAAAATATAACCACTTCTCTTAATCCAAACTGATGTAAAATCGATACTAAAAAATTCTGTGATACAACTACTTAACATAGTTGTATATTTTTGAAATTGTTCGGTTAATTTGTCATAATAAAAACGTAAAAATTCAGATGTAATAATAGACATGTCTATTACTTTATCTATTGTTTTAAAAGCAATATTTTTTATAAAACGCGAAAAATCAAAACTCTCAGCTCTCCAATTCTCATTCTCAATAGCGTCTTGAAACACATCAACTATATTAGCACTCTCATCATTCACGCTATCTAATACACTTAACAAATCACTCTGACTCAAAGCCATGTGTGAATTATTCATTTCTTCAGACCTACACACATGTTTAAATAACTTATACAACCATTTCAAAGTTCTTAATCCTTTAGCATCACGCAATTCTTCTGAGGAAAAATTAACGGACACATCAGGTGGAACATCCACAGCTGTATGGTTAATAAACTTATTCTCCCATTTCTTAGAACCTATATGATCAAATTTTACATATTCTAAAACTTGCGAAAAATGATCTGATACACCTCTCTTAACTTTAATAACATGAGCTCTTCTATATAAAGCCTCTGGGTCACTAATACAATCAGAAGAGGTAAACCCTCCTAAATCTGTGAAGTGATTAGTAGTGCACAAAACAACTTTGGAATTAAAAAATTTCGTATTCTTCTTACTTGCAGTAGCACATGGCAACGGATATTTCACAGGTGACACATAATTAATTAAATATCTCCATTGCGATTTTCCTTGTTGTCCTACATCATCCATAACAAAAACCTCTTGATTCTCATAATCATCATAAAAATCTTTTCCATCCTCTGCTGCAGGAACGGAATGACAAATAGTCGTCATTCCTGATTCACGCAACAAAGAAACAAAAGCATTCATAATTTGACTCTTTCCTGAACCTGCTTCACCTTCAAAAACAAAACATACAGGTTCATTCCTTCCCGATGTATCAAAAGCGTTACAACTCTTTATAACATTATCTTCAAACAACTTCCATGTTGTCTGAAAATATTTATTATTCCCGTTGGTAACATAATCAACAAAATCAGCGTTCTGTTTTAAACGATTATACAAAGCCATAACATCCTGCCTAAAAGTGGGATCAAACAATATTTGTGGATTGCCTACATATTTACTGTAGATATCACAAATTTGTGTTATTTCTGAATGTAAAAACAATGATGATCCCATACGTTTAACAAAAGACACCATTTCTTGCGTTAAAGCAGGACTCAATATAACTACATTAGGTAGCGGTTTAGCTATCCATTCAATCAAAACAATAAGAGATTCAAACAAAAATCTAGCTGATTCTATAAATACATTGGATTCAAATATTCTTTTACCTGTTAAAGTGGTAAACGTTCGAATAGCATCTAATACCTTAGTTGGTAATCCTAATGCTGTAAAACCTAATAATAATTCTGTGACGGACGCACCCGCTTGAGGTGTAAAATCATCTACGTGAGGTGCGTTATTAAATTCATCCCTAAACAAGATCATATACCTTTTATGTATTGTGTATATATTCATTAAAACTGCTGCTATCTTACCAAAACTGAAATAACCATCTCGCAAATGCGTTAACATAGCAAGCAAATCTATTAATAATAATTTTCCTAATTCAGATGTAGCTTTATTAATAATTGTTTTAGCCTTAGATAACAGAACAAAAGGTTCCATTAAAGTACTACTGAAAAAATTTTTTATTGCTGCGTATCCTAATTGTGCTAAAAAAGGTTTCTTTTCAGAAACTATTAAAACTTTACTATCTTTATATTCCTTAACTTTAACATTCAAAACAGGGTGATTTAAATATTTATTACTATAAAAAATAAAATTACGTTTGTGCACTTGCATCAAGATTCCTCTCGACATAAAGCATACAAACATTGAGGTATTGGCATAATTATAATATTGAAAACCTGGTATATCTTTATTGTAAATTCTATTGTATTCTTTTCCTAATTGTTTTATTAATTTATTTACATTCATTTTAATTTCTATTTCATTAATCGTAGCGGTAGTGTCCATTAGTTCATTGTTCAAATTTGTAATTCCGTTCATATTTCACATTGATCCATGATTGGTCATTTTGTTACGCTTTCGGCATGCTTATACAGGCACCATATATTTATTAGTCTGTTATGATTGAGCTCGTATCGTTTCCAACGACACTCAACCCTCAGGTACTTAAATACATGATCCGATGGTATAAGCTAATAGTGTGCAAGCACCGTACGTTAGCCTACTCTGGTATGACATAACATGGGATAGCCCATTTTCTTCCAAAAGAAACAAGCCCGTTTTGCAGGTGTATAAACCCGCGCCACTAAAGAAAAACCACAGCCTTCAATCGAAACTGTTTTACTACTCTACAAGTCACTAGTAGTGGTGTGGTGGTTGAAATACAACAATACAACGCTCGTGATACATTGTACTGAGGCAAATAATCCATATCAAATAATTCTATTCTCCAATTTATACGATGTCCAGTGATACCTTCGAGATAAATCCCGTATCCGTGTTAGTCCATATAAATCTTAAAATAAAATCACAATCCGTTCATAATCCATTTTAAAAATCGCATCAAGTAATTCTTATTATTAAAATATTAAACATGTGGAATTTTGTAAAAACTCCGTCACATATAGGGGTGTCAACCCGATATGAAAAACCATAAATTAATTTCTTTGCATGTACGCGAAAAAGTTCTCTATAAATATAATACTTTACCATAGTGACGCCGTGACCGATTTTACTCGGTTCATAAGCATTTATGTTACATAATATAAATATAAATATGAATAAAAATTATACATGCATT